GCAGTTCCGGGTGAACAGGGCTTTAGTGCCGCTCCAGAACAAGCACCACAACCACAAGGTGGTCAAGACATGGGTGCGCAGTTAGCTAGCATTATGGGTGGACTTAAATGACCCCAGAAATAGCTAAGAAACTTTTACCCCTCGTTAATGTTAAATCACACTTAGATGCGCTAGAAATATACATGGAGTCTCGTATCACTGCTATGCACCGTAATATGGAACAAGGTGATGATATGAAAGCCATGTACCAAGCACAAGGTGCTATACAAGAACTACGCAGGTTACGTACTTTGCGTGATGAAGTTATATCTAGGGCGGCAGCATAAGATGAGTGATACAATTGGTAACAGACTGACACGCCAAGATGCCGTTCGCAAAGGCAAGGGCGAAATTAAAGATTATCAAGATGCAGGAATTTCTTCATTAGAAATGGCACCTATGTATTTAACTGGAACAGCCGATGCTGTCAATGATTCGTTATCTATATCTAGAGGAACAGCAAACAAGTTTGATTTTCAAGACGATGATAGAACTGAAGATACTTTACGTCATATTCTTTTGGGAGGTTTGGCTGCAGTAGGTGAAGAAGACAGCGTGTTTGGCGTTAAAAATTTCTTAGGTACAGGCATAGGTTCTAAAGTAGCTTCATCATTAATAGATGTACGGGAAGGTTCTGCAGAAAACAGGTCTGCGGAATCTGAGATTGATTTAAATAACAATGCTTTTGGACGTGCTTTACGTAAAGCATACCCAAACAGGGAAGAATTTATCCAAAAAGCAATTGATATAAGTAAATCCATGTATTCTGGCGAAACGCCAGACAGTATTGATGAAGTATCACCGATGTTAAGTTACGGGGCAACGCCAGTACCAGAAAAAGCCGAAGGGGGAATAATGATGGCAAAAACAGGAAAACTGCCGCTACCGATGGAGGAAGCGCAATCTGCACCCCAAGGTGGTGGGCCAAAATCAGCTAATGCTGCAGCAAAACCAGAAAGTCTAGGTGCTCCCACAGGAGGCTCTGCCCCCGCTGGTTCATCAGACCCGCGAGATGCGGCTATTAAAGAAGTGGTCCAAAAAATGCAAAAACGTTCTACCCCTCCTCCAGTACCAGCTCCTCAAATGGCCCCGTCTCCCGCAGGCTTAGCTGCCCCTACGGAAGAAATTCCTATGATGGCAAAGGGTGGTATGACCGATGATGGCGGAATGTCCGTAATGATTGGCTTAGGTGCTCCTTCTGCTGATTACGAAGAAGCCGCTGAGGGCAATCCCCCACCAGGCGCCACTAAAGAAGAAGTAGCTGACGACCAACTTGTATTGCTTAGTGAGGGGGAACTTGTAGTTCCTGCCAACGTTGTCCGCTTCCATGGACTTGGCACATACGAGGGTATGCGCCGCGAAGCCCTTATGGGTTTACAGGACATGGAAACTAATGGACAGATTGAATATGTTAGCGGTGGCGCTGACAAAGCCGATAAAGTTGATGATGACGGTGGCATTATTAAAGCTAATCAAGGTACGTATTTAGGAAACCCTACTACACAGGGTACATACATAAGACCTCCGGGTTTGTACACTGCGAACCCTAAAGTGCCGCAAGCTGCTTCCGCCCAGTATGTAACATTACCTAATAAATCACTAGGCACGTCAACAAAAAATAATACAAAACCCCTAGCACAAACTGGTTTTTTTGATGTAGTGAATCCCGGTATTACGGGAATAGGCGGGCCTTATACACCCGTTACGACTGCAAGTAGTTTGTATGCTCCTAACGTCGGGTCTTATAAAAATGTCAATGACGGTGCAGATGACACCCCTGATGATACTACAGATGATACTACAGATGAAACCCAGACTCCCGTTAAAGAAAAAGAAATCTATGATGGCGCAGGGGGAGATGCCGAAGCATACGGTGGGGCTAGTACAGTATTTGGAGGAGAATCCGTAAATGGTCTTATTCAAGGTGGTAAAAATTATGAAATAGGCTACACGTCAAGTTCAACAACTCCGGGAATGAGTTCAGTAAACATTATTTCAAATCTTATGGATTTAGACCAAGTAGAAATAACAGACCCTATTACGGGGCGAAAAGCTACTATGTCCAAAGAAAAATATAATGCAATGAAGGAAGACAGAACTAATTCAGCTAATGTTGATTATATTGAGAGCTTAATGGACCTGCAAGCAGGTATTGATTACGGTAGAGTCAGGGCTACTGATATTGCACCACTTCAAACAGGTCTCGCCGTAGCTGCAGAAAGCCTTGGATTTGGTAAGGCTCCTGGAACCAGCACATTTGACCAAAATGAGTACGCTAAAAGCCTAGCCGAGGACTTGGGTATTGATTATGTTGGGCAATCCATGGCTGAAGTGATGATGCAAGGCAATATGACTGCTACTAAGACTTCACTTGGTCAGCCATTATCCCCTGTATTTACACAAGATGTACAGGGTAATTTGGTTCCTGATACTAGATATGGAACTGAACAAGTTAATGCAAAAGGACTCGCTGCCCCCGAAGTAGCAGCTGGAGCTGGACAATTCAGTGGAGTCCCCGCACAACCAGTTGCTGTAAACTCTTTTACAGGTCCGTATACAGAACCTACACTAGGACTAGCTGCTCCAGCATCTACAATAGACCCAGTTACTGGGCTAGTGTCTGTGTCACCATCAGTAACAGCAGGAAAACAAAGTGTTCCGGGAATTGCTAATACAACGGGAACAGTTATGACCGTTATTGACCCTGTAACGGGTGCAGTTAGTTCCCAACCAATGCCACAGATGAGCACTATGAATACAGCAGCTATGGCACCTGCACAACGTAGCACCGCTAGCGAAATTGTTGATAGACAAATGCAGGCGGCTGGTCTGGCGCCTGTAACAAGCACTGAAGTAGGAATATCTACTTCACCTACGGCAACACAAGGCGTTAGCCAACTTGGAGATTATAGCCAAGGCATATCTACTTCACCTACGGCAACACAAGGCATTAGTCAGACTGGTAATTACGGCACTGCGAGTGGTTTTAATAGCCCAACTGGAATGGTTGATGACTTTGGAAATAGGCCTGGAACCCCCACTTCAAGCGGCACACAAGTTGCTGGTACCGATGTTCCTTCTAGCACAACAGCCGGCACAGGAACTGTAAGTGGCTTCGGAAGTGCAGATGACATTGGAAACAGGGGCACTGATACTACATCAGGTGGTTACACCCGGGGTCCATCAATTCAGGGTATGGAGGCGGCCGAAGCCGCTTCCCAAAAAGCTGAAAATAAAGCTGCTGCTGATGCAGCCGCGCAAGCACAAACTGGTAATCCTAATGCTAGCGCTGTTACAGACAGTAATGGCAACGCTGTTACAGACAGTAGTGGCAACGCTGTTACTAGTGGAACTAATGAAGATAATGAAAAAGGTGGTAGCCAAGGCGGCGGCGGTGATGGCTGTTTTGCTAAAGGAACATTAATCAGTATGGCAGATGGTACTACTAAACCAGTTGAGGATGTGGACATTAGTGATGAAGTAAAACTTGGCGGATTTGTATTTGCTACAGGTAAGTTCCTAATTAATAATCTTTATGAATATAAAGGTATCCAAGTGTCTGGTAGCCACATGGTTTTTGAAGATGATAAGTGGATTCGTGTGGAAGACAGCGAACTGTCCAAATTAATAACTAAAGATGACACAATTGTATATGTATTTGGCTCAGAAAACAGACGTATTGTAATTGATGATGTAGTATTTACTGACTACTTTGAAGTAAATGAACAAGAGAAACTAAAACAAATTGGTAATTCCTACTTTACAAATTGGAAAAAAGATGCTAAAATTACTTCTAAATCTAACTTAGAAGTGCGAAATACGGCTAATGCTAACGCCACGACCTTGGCAGCTTAACTCAGATTACCCCACATTAATAGATTGGTGGAAACAATGGGAATTTGGCGTTGTACCTAAAGAATGCTTACCACCCGAAGGTATTATTGTAGAGCATAACAATACTCCCATTTGTGCTACTGGCCTATATATAGGCGAAGGTACAAAGTTTGGTTTTATGGAATGGGTAGTTGTTGACAAGCTGGCACAACCAAAAGTTACACATAAAGCTATAACTCTCTGTATTAGCAGTATTATTGATTTAGCTAAACAAAAACAACTTAAACTTTTGTACACGGTAACTGGGGCTGAAGGCTTGCATAAACGGTACACAAAATACCATGGCATGCATTTGCTTGAAAATAACACTAAGACGTTTCTTTGTAATTTAACAGATGACCCCATAGATTTAGAAGCTTTTTCTGAATATTAGATTGTGTAACAGCACCACATTAACTTGCTGTAGACTGGCTACCCATCACCCCATTCGGCTACTGGTGGCCCCGACAAGGAGAAGATTATGGCTCGTATGGCTGTAAAAGAAAAGGCTACAGCAGTAGCTGCCCCTACACGATACACTAGGGATAACTCAGAAGAGATTTCAGAATTAGAAGCATTACAAAACGAACGTAACGCTATTATTGAAGAACAGCAGGATGCTGAAGAAACTGAAGCTATGCAACCTGAAGAAAAAACATTTAAAAAACGATATGGTGACTTGCGCCGCCACGCCCAACAAAAAGAACAAGATATGCGCAACCAGATACGCCAGCTTGAAGAACAGCTATCGTCAGCCACAAAGGAAGGCATAAAGCTTCCTAAATCAGATGAAGAAATTTCTGAGTGGTCAAAGCAATATCCTGATGTTGCTAAAATTGTAGAAACAATTGCTACTAAAAAAGCACAGGAACTAGATTCTTCTATTGAAAAACGATTACAGCACATTGCTGAACGTGAAATTGAATCGAATCGCCAACGAGCTGAGGTAGAGCTACTTCAACTGCATCCTGATTTCGATGAAATCAGAAATAGCGAAGATTTTCATTCGTGGGTACAAGAACAACCTGCATGGGTACAACAAGCTCTATATGAAAATGATAATGATGCTAAATCAGCAGCGCGTGCTATTGACCTGTACAAAATTGACAGCGATATAGTAACCAAGAAAGCTAAAAAATCAAATAATAAAGATGCAGCAAAGTCTGTATCTAGCAGAAATTCAATAACAAAACCGCAGGCGGACGAGACATCTTCAGCAATAAAAGAGTCTGAAGTAGAAAAAATGACTGCCTACGAATACGAAAAGCATGCAGACACAATTTCTGAAGCCATTCGTAGTGGAAACTTTATTTATGATTTATCTGGTGCAGCTAGATAAACAATAAATTGGCAAGAACGGGTGTTCTTGTCATATGTAGAATAGGTAGGGTAGCTCCTTACCAACGCTACAAAATAGCAAACTACAAACATCTTAAAGATTACCTGAGTAACATGGCCTACTGCGTACACTGGTTGCAACCTTTGTACATTGTACACCCTACGTTATACAGCCTCTGCAAAGAATTGTACTGTTTGCATCTGTAAAATCCAAAACATAGGAGATGGATTATGGCTTTTCCAAGAGCTCCGGGCTATAACAACTTACCGAATGGTAATTTTAGTCCTGTAATTTACTCCAAACAGGTGCAGCTTGCATTCCGCAAGGCCGCTGTTTGTGACGCAATTACGAATAACGACTACTTTGGAGAAATCGCAAACTTTGGTGATTCAGTTAAAATCATTAAAGAGCCTGAGATTACTGTCAAAGCATACGAGCGTGGTACAACCATTACCCCTCAAGACCTTGATGATGAGGACTTCACCCTCACCATTGACAAAGCTAACTACTTTGCTTTTAAAGTTGACGACATTGAGGAAGCACATTCGCACGTTAACTTTGAGTCTCTCTCAAGCAACCGTGCTGCATACCGTTTGGCTGACCAGTTTGACCAAGATGTTCTTGGTTACTTGTCAGGTTACAAACAGTCTGCCATTGGTGGTCGTCCAGACACAGTAAACACTACTGTTAATGGTACTAAAGCTGTTTCTACTGCTGGTTCAGACGAACTCCTTGCTTCAATGAAGCTGGATGCATCTGATTTTAACAGCGGAAGTGCTGGTAACACAATCATTCTAAAGCCCCGCGCTTCAGAAGCTGTTCCAACAGCTACAGCCACTGCTAACCCACTTACTGTGATTGCACGTATGGCTCGTCAACTTGACCTGCAAAACGTGGAAACACAAGGACGTTGGTTGGTTGTTGACCCAGTGTTCGTTGAGCTGTTGAAAGATGAAGACTCACGTTTGTTTGATTCTGATTTCGGTGGTTCTGGACTGCAAAATGGTTTGATTTTGAATAACCTGCATGGCTTCCAAGTCCATGTTTCTAACAATCTACCACAGGGCGGTACTGGACCTTCAGCGTCTGGCACACAAGCCAATAACTTTGGTATCATTGTTGGTGGTCATTCTTCAGCGGTTGCTACTGCTGACCAAATCAACAAAACGGAAACATATCGTGACCCTGACAGCTTTGCTGACATTGTCCGTGGTATGCATCTGTATGGCCGTAAGATTCTCCGTCCAGAGGCTCTTATCAACGCCAAATATTGCTTGGTATAGGAGGATTAAATCATGGCACTAGGTGATAACACTCTCCAAGCCGCACGCGGCAACTCGCAGCGTGGGCGTAATCCATACATGGTTCAGACCACTTTTGACTTTGCAACAGCACTGTCTGACAAAGGTAGCGCACTTGCCGCTGGCGATGTCATTCCAGTAATTGCTGTTAAAAAAGGCATGATGGTGATGAATGCAGGTATTGAAGTCGATACTGCCTCAGATGGTTCTACTCTTACAGTAGACTTGGGCATGATTGCCGCTGAAGATTTTGTCGATGGTTTTGACGGAACTTCTGCAGCAGGTGTTGTAGCACAGAACCCAGCAGCTTATTCTCCACGGATGGCTGTTGCTGATGACAACATTGACTTGAAACTTGTTACACTCTCAGGTGGCGCAGTTACTACTGGTAAGATGCGTATCTGGGCTGTAATCATGGATTGCAATGATGAAGGCGATTTGACTGCTCAAGAAGTAGCACGTGACGTTGCTTAAAGACTAACGTAAGGGGGCAGGGCAACTTGCCCCTTTACTTATATTTTTATTTAAGGATGTGCAATGGCATATGATTATTTAGGATTAACTAACGAAGTTATTGCGCGTATGAATGAAGTTTCGCTTACAGCTGCGAACTTTACTTCTGCTCGTGGCTTTCAAATCCAATGCCAGAACGCAGTTAATGATGCTATTAATTATATTAACCAAAGAGAATTTGGATGGTCTTTTACCCATCAAACACAAACTGAAACACTAATTCCTGGCACCACCCGGTACAATGCACCGGCTTCCGCGCAGTCAATAGATTACGATTCTTTTAGAATTAGTAAAGACTCTAATCTAGCTTCTGCAGGAATTACTTTAAGAATTATAGATTACAAAGAGTACACACAACGATACATAGTGCAAGAAAATGATGTTGAATCCACAACACTTAATGGCGCTATTACAAATGTTGCCACTACGATTACAGTAGTAAGCACAGCTGGTTTCTCTGCATTTGGCACTATTCAGATTGAAAACGAAACCATTACGTATACAGGCATTACAAATACCACCTTTACTGGGTGTACACGCGGAACGAATGGTACCACTGCGGTAACTCATGCAAATACTACAAGTGTTGCACAATTTACATCGGGAGGTATCCCAAATCTTGTCTTTAGAACTCCAGACAATAATTTTGGTTTGTACCCATACCCAAACAAAGCCTACGAATTAATATACGAATATTTTGATAAGCCTACATTACTGGTTGCGGCAACAGATGTTCCTACAATACCAGAACAATTTAGGCAAGTTATTGTAGATGGCGCCACTGCCTACTCATACCAATATCGTGGTGAAGCACAGCAGTATGGTCTTAACTTTGCCCGATTTGAAGAAGGCATTAAGCAAATGCAGACACTGCTCCTAAACAGGGCAGACTATGTGCGTTCTACCTATATTCCATACTTACAAAGATATGGAAATAGTGCGGTATTTTAAGGTGATACATTATGGCAGATGAAACTGGCCTTAATCCGTTTGTGTTTGCCTGTCAGGGTGGGCTGGTTCTTGACCAATCAACTTTTGCTATGCAGCCTGGAATGGCACTTGAACTAACTAACTTTGAGCCTGATATCCAAGGTGGGTATAGACGCATTTCTGGTTATGCAAAGTGGAACTCCAATATCGTACCACAGGATGTCCTTGCATCAGAAGCTGTACTTATGTCAGCCTACTTCAAAGGCAACATTATTGCTGCACGAGGTGGTAAGATACATAAGGGTGGCACTACAGGTAGCTGGACACAGATTGATACAGGTAGAACAAATGCCGGAGTATACAGCTTCTTTAGGTATACATTAGGCGGTACAGACTTTATTGTTTGGGCAGATGGGGCTAACAACGCATCCAAGTACGATAACACCACTGTAACCGACATTAACGCTACAGGCGCACCTGCTGACCCTAAGTTTGTTACCGGCTTTAAAGATGCTCTATTTTTTGCGGGTATGTCGGCATCTGACCAAGAATTAATATTTACTGCACCGTTTACAGACGATGATTTTAGCGCTGCCAATGGCGCAGGTTCTATTAACGTTGACAGCCCTATAACTGGTTTGTTTCCGTTTCGTGATTCGCTGTTTATATTCTGTGAAGAACGCATATTTAAATTAGTTGGAAATACTGTCGCTGATTTTGTATTGCAGCCCGTAACACGAGAAATTGGTTGCCTTAACGGTAGAACAATTCAGGAATTTGGTGGAGACTTAATCTTTCTTGGGCCTGACGGATTACGTACTGTCGCTGGTACCGCAAACATCGGTGACGTTGAACTTGGAACAATCAGCCGACAAGTACAAGAAAGATTTGCAGGCGTATCTGATGTCGATGAATTTACCTCTGTAGTAATTCCTGATAAAACCCAGTATCGTATTTTCTTTAGTAACTCAAATACCGTACGTTCAAAAACTACAGGTGTTATATGTGTTAAAAAGACTGATGGTTATGAATTTGCTGATGTTCTAGGAATACGGCCCAGCTGCACTGATTTCATAACCGTTAGCGGTGAAAGCATTGTAGTACACGGTGAGTTTGATGGTTTCGTATATCGCCAAGAACAAGGCGATGACTTTGATGGCAATAACGTAACAGGCAAATATCGTTCACCTGATTTGACTATGGGTGACGCTGGAATACGTAAATCTTTCCAACGTGTTATCATTAACTATGCACCAGAAGCTGCTGTTAATGCAGATTTGTTTGTTAGATATGACTATGAAGCACCTAACGTAGCCAGGGCAGCGGCCTACCCATTCGACACTGCTACATCTGTAGCTATTTATGGTTCTTCTGTGTACGGTACTGCAACATATGGTGGACAGTCTAACCCGTTAGTACGTCAACCCATAGAAGGTTCAGGTTTTGCTATAGCACTACGAGTGAACGATAGAGGCACATCAGCCCCATACTCATTAAAAGGATTTCAGCTAGAGTTCCAAGCTGACGCAAGGAGATAATAAATGGCAGGTTATACTAGACAGTCGAGTTTTGCTGATGGCGATATTATCACCGCAGCGGACAGTAACGATGAGTTTAACCAACTACTAAGTAGTTTCAGTAACACAACAGGCCACAAGCACGATGGTACAGCCGCTGAGGGGCCAGTAATTGGTTTGATTGGCGACCCTGGCGTTGCAACTCCATTAAACAAAGTGGTAGTTGATGATACTAATAACCAAGTTGAATTTAATATTGATGTATCAGGCGTATCTACAGAACAGTTTGTAGTTAAAGATGGTGTGATTGAACCTACTACAAACAATGACATTGATTTAGGTAGTTCGTCTAAAAAGTTTAAAGATTTAAATCTAGCTGGTACAATGAGTGTTTCAGGTACCGTTACTTTACCGGGTAATGTGATTGTATCAGGTACTCTTGGCGCAGACTTAATTCCAGACAGTGATGACACTCGTGACATTGGTAGTTCTGGTGCAGAATGGAAAGACTTGTACCTTGACGGTACAGCAAATATTGATAGCCTTGTTGCTGATACAGCAGATATCAACGGTGGTACGATTGACGGTACTGTAATTGGTGGTAGCACTGCTGCTGCTGTTACTGGTACAACAGTTGTAGCTAATACAAGCATTAATATTGCAGGTGACGGTGCTACTGTAACAGGCATCAAAGATGAAGACAATATGGCATCTAACAGTGCCACTAAGTTGGCTACCCAACAGTCAATTAAAGCCTATGTTGATGCACAGGTAACTGCACAGGACTTAGACTTTGCAGGTGACAGTGGTGGCGCACAGAACGTAGACTTAGACAGTCAGTCTCTTACTTTTACAGGTGGTACAGGCATTGACACTACCGGCTCTGCTCAGACTGTAACTTTTGCTATTGACAGTACAGTAGCTACCCTAACAGGGTCACAGACACTCACTAACAAAACGCTTACTAGCCCTGTATTAAATACAGGTCTAAGTGGTACAGCCTTTCTTGATGAAGATAATATGGCATCAGATAGTGCTACTAAAGTTGCTTCACAGCAGTCTATTAAAGCCTACGTAGATACTGAAGTAGCTGCTGTACCTGTGGGTGATGTAACACTAAACGGAACACAAACCCTCACAAATAAAACATTGACAAGTGCCGTATTAAACGGTACAATAAGTGGAACATCAATTAAAGATGAAGATAACATGGCATCAGACAGTGCCAGTCATCTTGCTACCCAACAATCAATTAAAGCTTATGTAGATACGCAAATAGCTACTATACCTTCTGGTGATATTACAGAAGTAACTGCTGGTGATGGTTTAACTGGTGGTGGTACTACAGGTGCTGTAACTCTTAATGTAGTTGGCGGCACAGGTATTACTGCTAACGCTAATGACATTGCAATTGATAGCACTGTAGCTACACTTAGTGGCACACAAACACTTACAAACAAATCTATTGATGCTACGCAGCTTACCGGCACAGTAGCTAACGCACGTTTAGATGCACAACTGCAGGATGTAGCGGGTTTAGCTGTTACTGACGGTAACTTTATTGTAGGTGACGGGACTAACTTTGTAGCAGAAAGCGGTGCTACTGCACGTACATCTCTTGGTCTAGCTATAGGTACAGATGTACAAGCTTATGACGCTGGTCTAGCTGACATTGCTGGTTTAGCTGTTACTGACGGTAACTTTATTGTAGGTGATGGTACTAACTTCGTAGCAGAAAGCGGTGCTACTGCTCGTACATCACTAGGTCTAGGCTCCGCAGCTGTACTAACCGCAGGTACATCCGCTAATAATGCAGTACAGTTAGACGGTTCTTCAAGGCTAC